AGCGTCTACAGAATAACACCTGTAGCTGCATCCTGTCAAGAGGTTTTCGAAAAATTTTTTTTCGGGCTTTCGCCATTATATGAAGAAATTCCCACAGAAGACCGAAAAAGAACCGCCCACGGAAAGAGCCTCTATAGAAGGAAGCGCACAGGCAGCGCACCACAGGAGGCACAGAGGCGAGGCTGTCGAGGTGGCGCTGTGTGGCTCTGGTGGGCAGAGTGAGAGAGCCTCTCTCGGTGTGTGGTGTGGATTTGGTGCGCATGGTCTGAAGTGATCACACAGAGCGAGAGCCACAGCAGGAGGACACCGGGCGCGACTTGGTCGAGGTGTGGCTGTGGTTTGGTGCGACTGGTCGCGGGGTTTAGTTGGTCGGCGGTTGTACTGGTCTCAGAGTTTAGCGCAACTGAACAGACTTTCGGTTTGTTGTGGCTGCGACAGAGCATACTAACCGTGTGCGTTGACGCACTCATAATGGGGGTACTGCAAAAAGTACGCGCCCACCGGGTGGGGAACGGCGCAGGGGGGTGCTTTGTAGCAAAAAGTCCCTAAATGAAATATATAACCTATTTTGATATGCTGACGTAGTGCAATTGGCAGACGCAACGGACTTAAAATCCGTACAAGTGTGGGTTCGATTCCCACCGTCAGCACCAAATGCTGTCGTGGCTCAAGAGGCAGAGCGGGTGTTTTGTAATCACTGGGTGTAGGTTCGATTCCTACCGACAGCTCCAAATCCAAGGATGTGAAAATATGTTGCTTAAATCGTGTGGGCGCTGTAAGGCTTTGATTCCTTACGGCGCTTCTTACTGTTCGAAATGTAAGCCTATTGTAGAGGCTGAGATGGAAGAGCGGATGAGGAACGACAAACGCTTCCGAGATCGCAAATACAATAAAAACCGCGATCCTAAGTACGTCCGGTTCTACAAGAGCATCGAATGGCGAACGCTCTCGGCGAAACGGCTACAGGATGACGGCTACAGGTGTGTTTGGTGTCATAAGATCGCAAGCGAGGTTGACCACATCGTCGAAATCAGAACTCCTGATGGATGGGCGAGACGCTTGGATTATAGCAACACGCGGTCGCTGTGCCATGCCTGTCATAATAAGAGGCACAATAGATTCGGATAAAAAGGAGGTGATAATATGGCGAGACCGAGACAGCCAATCGAACTGGTTATAGCTAAAGGCTCAAAGCATCTGACAAAGGATGAGATTCAGGAGCGCAGAGATCGAGAGGTCGCACCGATCACGGACAATATTATCGCTCCCGATTATCTGACTAAGAAGCAGAAAGACGAGTTCTACCGAATAGCGGAACAGCTTACGAAACTCAAAATCATGGGCGAAACGGACGTTGATGCGCTTGGTCGATACATCACGGCAAACGATTTTTACATCCATGCTGTGAAGAAGATGCGATCTAAGGACGTGAAGAACAATCCAATTGACTTCGAAAGCTGGTCGAGAGCGCAGGAACGGTACTTTAAGCAATGCAGAGCGGCGGCAAACGACCTTGGATTATCCATCTCCAGCAGATGCAGACTGGTCGTTCCGGAAAAATCCGAGCCTCAGAAGGAGAACAAGTTCAAAAAGTTCGAAAAGGGGCAGATCGTGAATGGATAATGGATATGCTCCGATTTATGACCGAGTTACCGAGTACGCCTGTAAGGTCGTCTCCGGTGAGATCGCAATGGGACTGTTCCACACGCTCTCCTGTCAGCGTCACTTGAATGACCTGAAGCGACAAAGGACGAAGGAATTCCCTTACTACTACAGTCCGGAGGCGGCAACGGAGGTTCTCGACTACGCCGAAACGCTCACCATCGCCGAAGGTTTTGAACCGAGACCCGTTCATTTGCTGGATTGTCAGGCGTTTGATATCGGCTGTACATTCGGATGGAAGAAAGTGGAGAACGATAAACGCCGCTTCCGTCGTCGATACAAATCCGTGGCGAGGCAGCAAGGTAAGACCTTCGAGAACGGTATCATGGGTACTTACATCGCTGGATTCAGCGGATACTCGTATGGTAAATTGTTTACTACAGCGACCAAGAAGCGTCAGGCTCGTCTGGCTTGGGAAGAAATGTCCAAGTTCATCACCATCGATCCGGACTTAAATGAGTACTTCTGGGTCAAGGACTACAAGTCCGTTATCGAGTGTACGACCAGTCATTGCACCATTGAAGCTCTTTCGCGTGAAGGTGGTCTTGAGGACGGCTTCCGCGCCATCTACGCATCGGTCGATGAAATCCATCAGCATAAGGACAACAAAATCTATAAGGCGTTGTACAACGGTACTCGTTCTCTTGACGAGACGCTGATATCGATGATTACAACGCGAGGCGATAAGCTCAACTCCTTCTGTAAGGAGATGGACGATTATTGTATCAAAATCCTTAGAGGTCTGGCGACCGCTGAGGATTTTTTTGTTGACATCTATTGCATGGATGAGGGCGACGACATCTGGGACGAAAAAAACTGGATCAAGGCCAATCCGTTCACTTGCGCTCCGGGCAACGAGTCCAAGCTTGAGATTCTCAGGACGGACGCTCAGACCGCGAGGGATATGGGTGGTGCTGACCTTCGAGACTTCCTCACCAAGGCGCTCAACATATGGGTGCAGAACACGGACGACTCGTTCATTCGTGCTGACAGGTGGCAAGAGTGTGCGTCTGACAGGACACTCGAAGACTTCCGAGGCAAGGAGTGCTGGGTTGGACTTGACTTGTCCAGCGGCGGCGACCTCACGACCTTCGCGCTTGAGTTTCCTGATGGCGATAAGTATTACTTCTACTCGCACTCGTTCATGCCGAAGGGACGGCTGGAGGAGCATATCGAGACTGACCTCGCTCCGTATGACCTGTGGGTGAACATGGAACTGATTACGATCACGGGCAGTTCGACCGACTTCAAAAACGACTACAGCTTCATCATCAAGGAACTTAGACGGCTCAGAGACGAGTACGGACTGAAGTATCTTGGCATCGGTGTTGACCCTCACAACTTTGACGGTATCCGTACAGAACTGGAGGACTTCGGTTGTCCGGTCGTCATCATCGTCCAGTCTTGTCGTGGTCTTAACGACGCGACTGTTGATATACAGCTTTTGTGCAAGAGCGGAAAGCTCGAATATAACCGGAACAACGAACTGCTCACTTGGTCGTTCCTGAACGCTAGTGTCGTGCGGAACTCGTTCGACGAAATCAAGGTTGATAAAAAGCCGGGTGCGAGATTCAAACGAATCGACCCTGTCGACGCTTGCGTTGACGCTCATGCTTGTATGCTCAAGAACAAGCTGGTCGAAGTGGTGGATGTTCCGAGCGAACTTGATAATTACTTGAAAGCAATGGGTTGGAAGAAATAAAACGAAAGGGGGAAGAGGATGAATATCGATGTGATTGGCGGTGTCCTGTATCAATGGGACACAGGTCGAAAAATCAAAATTGAACCGCCTGAAGACAAGACGGTAAACGAAGTGCATTTCGCACTCGCTGGCAGCACCGACACGCTCAACGTTTATCCGAAGGATGAAGACGGCGAGATCACGGCGAATATTCCTAACATCATCCTGCAATCTTCCGGTGTGTTTATCGTTTATGCTGTGATGGTTTCTGAGGACGGCGTTCAAACTGTTTTCAGCCGCAGTTTCTCCATCGTGGCGAGACCTAAGCCTGATGACTATGTCTACACCGAGGAAGATGTTCTGCGTTATGAGACGCTGGTCAAGCGACTGGACGACATCGAAGCGAACGGCGTACCGGACATCGACTCCGGTTTGTTTCTGCCGTCTGTCGGCGAGGCAGACAACGGCAAGGTGCTGACTGTGGTTGGCGGCAAATGGACGGCGCAGGAAGCGGAGGAACCCGGCGTGGCATTTGAGACGGATGAGACGCTGACGCTGGAAAACGGCGTACTTAGCGTCAACACAGCCACCGATGTCGAAGCCGACAACACACTTCCAATTACCGCCGCTGCCGTTCACGCGACGGTCGGCAATATTGAGGTTCTTCTAGAGACGATTTGACAGGAGGAATAAAACATGAGCATTGCAACACAGATTTCCCGAATTCAGACTGATCGCAACACGATCCGCGCAAAACTGGTGTCGCTTGGCCTTGCGGTGTCTACGGACACGCTGGACGCACTGGCGACGGCTATCGAGGGCATCACCAACAACGGCGCGATCAATGCGAACGTGCAGGAGGGCGAAACCTTCACGATTCCGGCCGGATACCATAACGGAAGCGGCGTCGTTGCTGGCGTGGCTGGCGGCGGGAACTACTCTTTGCAGGAAAAGACGATCACGCCGACCAAGAAGCAGCAAGCCGTCACGTCCGACGCTGGCTATTATGGACTGT